AGCCCGCATGAATGACGCGACCAACGTCATGATGGATGCGATGGCGACGGCGCTGTACAACAACACCACGAACACCCAGCAGTTTATTGGTCTGCCGGGCGCTGTGGATGACGGCACCACGCTTGGCACCTACGGCAACATTGCCCGCTCCACCACAACCAACACCTGGTGGCGCTCTAAGGTGTACGCGGCTGGTTCGGTCAACCCAACTCGTCAGAACGTCCTTCAGTACATCAGCGGCACGGTTAAGAACGGCGCGGAAGTGCCGACCTTTGGCGTGTGCGGCTTTGGTACGTGGACCCTGCTCGCGCAGGACTACGTTGGTCAGGAGCAGTACGTCATTACGCCGGGTTCCGGCTTTGACGGCGATGCAAATGGCCCGCAGGCTGCGTTCCGTGCGCTCATGGTTGCCGGCGTGCCGATCTACCCCGATCCGTACTGCCCCGAAGGCACCATGTACTTCCTGAACACCAACTACCTGTCGCTGTACATCCACGATCAGGGTTCGTTTGTGTTCACGGGCTTTGAATCCACCCTGCCTAACTGGCAGATTGGTTATGTCGGTGCCGTGCTCATGATTGCGGAGTTGGTGAATACCAAGCCTCGCGCCATGACCAAGGTCACTGGTTATAACAACCTAACGATCTAAGGAGGCAGAACAATGGCTCTCGGTCTAAACAAGATCATCATTGCGAACGCCTCGGCCAACACGCCGGGCGCGTATTTGCAGCCTGTGAGTGTTGCCAACGTGGGCGCGGGTAACTCCACCGCCATGTTGAACTCGCAGTTTATCCCGGCTGGCACCTACCTGATGCTGCCCGCGGCAAACGTCACGGTGGAAGTTAACAACTACACGGGGTCGGCAAATAGCTGGTCCACGCTGTTGGCTAACAACGTTGGCGGTGTGCTGATTTCGGACGGCTTCAACGTGCGCGCCAACGCAACCACGGGTACGCAGACTGTTACGCTGCTGACCGTGAACGGCGGCGGCAACGTGTCCAGCGGTTCCGGCACGGCTTGGTAAAGGAAGCAACCCATGGCGTCCCCACAATACGTTGGTAATGACTATCAGGACCAGTTTGGGTCTTACCGGATTGCGTTCGTTCCCGGCCAATCGCTTGCCAGCACGGGGAACGCCGTGGTTAGTCTTCCTATTTTGGGAGGCGGCATTGGCAGCCCTTTTGGTAGCGGATCGTATATTATCCGGCGCATCACCGTAACCAACCCGTCTAACAGTGCGGGTGGTTCGGTGCCGAATATTGCGACCGCTAACGTGGTGGTGTTCACCTCTAACGATGGTAACACTTCCAACGCCGTCACTACATCTGGTGGTCAAACGCTGGGTAACGTGACTGGCGGTAACACCTGGCAGGATTTGACGCTTGCTGCTGGCGCTGCCACCACCGCTTATGTGGCACCTGTGTTGTTCCTGAAAGTGGGCACTGCGGTTGCCAATTCCGCGGTGAACATTTCTGTCTGGGGCGACATTGTAAACCTATGACCGAAGTGTGGGTTACAAACGCAACCAAAGAGCACTTTGAGGATATGTGGCATGGGGACACGTATGCGTTCCCGCCCGGAAAGGCCGTCATGGTGCCTTTGGAGGTTGCGCGGCACATCTTTGGGTACGGAATGGATAATCGCGTACCCGTGCTTGCCCGGTTAGGCTGGGCTGTAACGGCAAATGACGTTCCAGTCGGCTTGAAGCGCCTAAATCGGTTTGTTATTTCTGATGAGAAGCCGGAGGAAGAGCGTCCGAAGGTTGTTGCACTCGTATCATGAGTTGGAGAGTAAATGGCTACCCTTCAAACTTACATTACGCAGTGCAGGCGGCTTTTGCATGACGCAAACGCCAACTTTTGGTCTGACTCTGAGCTAACCGACTACATCAACGCCGCGCGTGAACGGTTGGTGCGCGATACGGGTTGTCTGCGCACCATTCAGACCGTCAATACGGTCACCAGCCAAGAAGTCTATCAGTTTAGCGCGCTTCCGAGCGGCATTCAGACGATGGACATCCTCAACATCAATTTGTACTGGGGCAACACGCGCATTCCGCTGCGCTATCTGCCTTGGACCCAGTTTAACGCCGAATTGCGGTTTTGGCAGAACTACATTGGCCGCCCAATTGCGTTTACGGTGTATGGGCAGCAGGCGTTTTACCTAGCGCCCGTGCCTGACCAGGTTTACGCAATGGAGTTGGATACGATCATCTTGCCAACGGCTTTGGTGAACGCAACTGACGTGGACCCCATCATCAGCCCATGGACTGACCCGGTGGCATATTACGCTTGCCACACGGCCAAGTTTAAGGAGCAGTCGTATGGTGAGGCTGAGATATTCCTAAACCAGTACAAGGCCAAGGCCATGTCGGTGATTAACACTACGTTCACGCGCCGGTTGCCTGATCCTTACAGCACGCCGTACTAGCATGCCCGCCGCAGAGCAGAAAAAATCATATCAGGTCGTAAAGAACTTCAAGGGTGTGAACACCCAAGCTAACCGCACGGCCATTGATACCGATCAATTTGCTTGGCTTGAGAATGTGCAGCCTATTGGGTTTGGCAATCTCAAAACGCTAGGTGCGCCGAGTGCCAGCTTGTTTACGTGGTCTGGTACGCCGTCTGCGTTTTATAGCTGCAACATCAAAAACGTTGATTATGTGATAGCGTTTTTTGCGGATGGCGGCGCGCAGTATTACCGGGTGGATACCGCGGCTACGGGCACAATTGCCTCGGCGGGTAAGTTTTCGGCTTCTGGCGTGCGCATTGCGCAGTGGAAGACCGACCGCATTCTCATCATTGATACCGTCAAGGGGCTGTTTAATTGGGACGGCACTAACGTGGTGTCTATCGGTTCCATTTCCGCTTATGGCATGGTCAGCCGCGGTTCTGGTTATACGTCGCCGCCATCGGTGGCTATCAGCGCACCCAACGAGACTGGCGGCATTCAGGCTGTGGCGCAGGCGGTCATGACGGCCAACGGCGTAAGCGGGTTGTTGTTTACTGAGGCTGGCACGGGCTACACGTCGCCCCCCACGGTCACGTTCACTGGTGGTGGCGGCTCTGGCGCTAATGCCGTGGTGAGCACGCTGAGCTTCGCACAGGGCACTGTGGGCGCGTATGTGCTGAGTGGTGGCACTGGTTATTCAACCCCGCCCACGGTCACCATAACGGGCGGTGGAGGGTCTAACGCTGCGGCCACGGCTATCGTGTCTGGCAATGCGGTTGTGGGCCTTATTTTCAGCAACAACGGCACGGGCTATACCTCGCCGCCTACCATTGCGTTTAGCACAGGCGCTGCGATTGCCACGGCTGTGGCTACTACCGATCTTAGCGTAGATGTTAGCACGTTCTCTGGCCGCGTGTGGGTGGCGCAGGGGCGTACCGTGTATTACTCGGCAGCGGGCAGCTACAACGATTTTGTGAGCGTGAGCGCCGGCAACATCAATCTGCAAGACGAAACGCTGCACAACAACATCACGGCGCTGCTGTCGGCTAACAACTTCCTGTATGTGTTTGGCGATAACAGCATCAACGTGTTTTCGGATGTTCGTGTACAAACGACCGGCACCACGATTTTCACCAACACCAACGTCACTGCGTCGGTGGGTACCAAGCGCATCCTGACCATTTTCCCGTATTTCCGGTCAGTGTTGTTCCTCAACGACTATGGTGTGTATGCGCTGGTGGGTAGCACCACTACCAAGTTGAGCAACGAGCTTGATGCGGTGTTCCCGCTGATTGACTTTACGCAGCCGGTAACGGGCGGCCAAGTGCTGATTAACAACATCCTGTGCGCCGCTTGGTCGTTCACATACAACGATCCGTTGACCAGCCCGCGGCAGGTGCAGGCGGTGTTTTTTGACAAGCGGTGGTTTTTCACGTCGCAGGGCGCGTTGAATTACGTGACCAGCGTGACGGCAGGCGGTGTTATCAGCCTGTACGGCACAAGCAGCACGGCGCTGTATAAGCTGTACAACAGCAGCACGGTTGGCGCTAACGTCATTGTGCGTAGCGCGCTGTGGCCTATGAATGACCCGATTAGGGACAAGCAGGCGCTGAAGGCGGCCATAGAGGTCACAACAAGCACCGTTGGCACGTTCTCAGCCACGATTGATAGTGAGAGCAGGTCTAATCCGGTTGCGCTAAATGTTACCTATCTTAGCTGGGTTAACAATGCCGGAACTACGATTGCGTGGACAAACAGCAGCAGCACGGTTATAAGTTGGTACAACCCTGGCTATCTGCTGTACAAGGCGGATGCTCAGCAGTATGGCAAGTACCTAGGTTTGACGATTACGGCGTCTAATGCCTTGTTTACGTTAAACACTCTTGAACTTGAATACGAACTCAGAGCGAGGTTCTAATGGCACTGCCAATTACGATCCCAAACACGTTTGCCGGTGCCACATCGGCCATTCCGTTGTCGCAGTTGGACAACAACTTTACGACCGTGGTGAACGGCGTTAACGGCATTGGCAACGGCACCAACAGCCTGGCTAACGTGGTTATCACGGGCGGCACCATTAACAACGCCACGATTACATCAAGCACGTTTACATCGCCCACATTTTCCGCGCCCACCATCAACGATGGTTACACCGAAGAAACCGTTACAGCCAACACCAGCACGGCCTACACGGTTTCTTTGGCTAACGGCTCATTCCAAATCCTGACTTTGACCGGGAATTGCACCTTTACGTTCCCAACCGCCACCGCAGGGCAATCCTTCATGATGTTCCTGAAGCAAGACGCCACTGGCAGCAGAACTGCAACGTGGCCCGCTTCGGTCAAGTGGCCTTCTTCGACAGCGCCGACGATCACCAGCACAGCCAGTAAGGGCGATAAGTTTGTGTTCACGGCTGATGGCACAAATTGGCTGGGTTCGGTTGCTGGGCAGAACTACCTCTAATGTTTAGCGCAAACACAACTCAAACGCGAGCAACGTCAAGTTTTCAGGCAATTGCTATAGGTCAGGATACATCGCCATATTTGGCGGCTTATCCGTGGTCTTCTAGTGGTTTTGGCACTAAATATGCTAATCCAGCCACACCAGCAACTGGCAATGGCAATGGAATTGCTTTCAATCCTAGCGGCTCTGCAATAATTGTTGCCTCTGTTAGTTCAACGTCACCGTATATAACCGCCTATCCATGGTCCGCATCTGGTTTCGGCACTAAGTATTCCGACCCAGCTAGCCAGCCTGATGACCAGTGTAGAGGGGTAACATTTAACTCAAACGGCTCGGTAGTTGCTGTGGTTGGCTATCTCACTTCTTATGTAGCGGCATACGCATGGTCTGCATCCGGGTTCGGTAGTAGATATGCTGACCCATCCACTTTACCACCAGGGCGTTGTTCAGGCGTAGCATTTAATTCTAATAATTCTGCTATTGCTGTTTCTTCTTACGTCGGATCATCATACCTAGCCGTGTATGCATGGTCTGGTTCCGGCTTTGGAACTAAATATGCTGACCCATCCACTTTACCACCAAATATTGCCACCGGGGTGGCGTTTAGTCCAGATAATACTGCAATTGCAGTTGTTCATTACGATTCGCCTTTTGTGTCGGTTTACCCATGGTCTGGGTCTGGCTTTGGCACAAAATACGCCGATCCGGCAACACTGCCGGGGTCCACTGCTGCATTTGGCGTTGCATTTAGTCCCAACAGTTCTGCAATTGCAGTTGCAAGTGATGTTTCACCATATATTTTTGCTTACCCGTGGTCTGCATCCGGCTTTGGCACAAAATACGCCGATCCGGCAACCGTGCCAACTAATCTTGCGTATGGGGTAACATTTAATTCTACTGGCTCCGTTATAGCTGTTGCGGGCACTTCCTCTCCATATATTTTTGCTTACCCGTGGTCTGCGTCTGGCTTTGGCACTAAGTATGCTAACCCCACAACATTACCATCAACTCAAGCGCGCTGTATTGCTTTTGGTCCTGTCGGTTAATAGGAGAAAACAATGACTGAAATTTTTAAAACTCAAAAAGAAATCCTTGCGGTCAACCTTAATGCCCGCGAGCAAGAGGTGATGCACTACCAGATCAACATCGACAATTACACGCTGGCGCTTGAGCACATTGCGGCCATGGGCGCTGATGAGCGCGCCGAGCTTGCGGGGTTTGTTGAGCAATTGAGTGGCCTTCTGGCCTCGGAGAAGCTAGAACAGAAGAAGGCCAAGGTGATGCTGGCCGTGCTGCGGAGTCAATTGGATGTACGTTAAGGCAATCAACGGCGTTGCGGTAAAATACCCTTACACGCAGACCGATTTGGTTTGGGATAACCCTTCAACCAGCTTCCCGATGGGTGGCGTGCCTGCTGACACTTTGAGTGAGTGGGGCATGTTTCCGGTCCAGCCGGTTGCAGCGCCTCAATTTAATGCTGCCACGCACAAGCTGGTGGAGCGCACGCCCTTGTTTGATGGGCAATCATGGACGCAGCAGTGGGTTGTTGAGGC